CGCTGTACCACAGCCCTTTTAGACGAGTACGTCCGTTAAAAGCTGTGGTCGAGCCATTAGCCGCGCACGTTGCGCCTTTTACGTCTGTTTGCATCATGGTGATGCCTCCTTATCAGACGTTCTGCTGGCCTACCAGCGGATCAACAACGAAGTACGTGATGTAACCAGCCACCGTACCTGAAGCCGAAGTGTTGTCCGTCACAGTCACATACGACATTTCAGTCGATGATGCGAAGGTCAAGCCAGAAGTAACAACGCCCAAGGACGAGACATCCAAACCAGAGGCGAAGAAGTTGTTGTCAGCAGTGCCAGAGGTATAGCCGGTAGCGCCAAGGTCACAAGTGCCTGCACCAGCGTCAGTAATCACTACGGACAGAATAACTGCGCCAGCAGGAAGAATTAGAGCAGGAGCGCCTGCGGCGGAAGAAATAGCGACGTTAGTACCAGCCGTAGCCGGAGAAGCATCAGCGATGTAAAACTCAGCAGCCATCACGCCTGAACCACAATACGCAGTGCGAGTCGTGTCGCCGCCACCCGAACGCCAGATACTTTGGGTAGTTGAGAGAGCCATATTTTTCCTCATGCGGTTAGGTGCGTCAATCTGCATGAAGTCAGGCCGGGTGCCTGTTTGACGCACCGGGTAAAACCCGGAATACCTACTTTATATACTACAAAAAAGGGGGCGTAAAGCCCCCTTTTTATTACGCTCCCGGTGAGCCAAACATGCCCAGCGGGTCAGACCAGCCGAACGAGTAACGCTCACGAGCTTTGTAACGGACGTTGCCAGTGTCAAAGTCACCATCCATCGACGTTGCCAGAGGAGTACGAACGAAGTGCTTCATGCCGTTTGGAACGTCAGTGGTCAGGAACCATGCGTTTGTATCGGTCAAGAAGTGGTTGAGCGTATAGCCTTCTGGGATCGAGCCGTTGTTCTTCAGCGCGTTAATATCGTTGTCATTGGTGCCAACACGAAGGCTGGTTTCCAACAGACGAGTCGCAACGAACTGGAGAGCCGAAGGCACGATCAGCTTACGTGGACGAGCAGCGATCAAGAGACCGCGTTCGTCAGTCCAAGCAGCAATCTGGATCACTGCGTTTTCCAACGAAGTCTCGTTCAAGTCTGCCGGAGTGGTAGGCTCGTTCGAGTTAACACCGCCCGATATCAGCGGGTGAGCAGTATCAAACAGTGCCTGACCGTCGCCGCCCGGATATGAAGCCGAAAAGCCGTTGTTCAGCACCGAAGCAGCTTTCACTTGTTTAGTATAGGACATAGCACGAGCCAGACCCTTGGTATAACGAGCCGAGAGGCTGTCATACAGGTTATCTTCGACCGCTTCTTCAGTGATCGAGAAACCCAGAGCGATGGTTTCGTGGTTGTATCGAGCAGTCCATGCTTCCTGCGCATTGTCATAAGCAATTGCAGAACCTTCGTTTTTAACCGGCGCTGCCGAAAAGCCGGACAGCTTTGTTTCTTCTTCGAACGAACGCTCAGAAGTCTCGGTTTCGTAGATTTCCTTGTGTTCTTCACCATAACGAGCGTACTCCAGACCAAACAACGCGTTTAGGCCGGGGAGTAGCTCTTTCAGTAGTTGTGCGCGTGAAATAGCCATGTTTTAGCTCCCTTATACGCCAGTTGAGTTGTTGTACTGGTGCATAGTCGCATTAATCTTCACAATAACTTCTGGGAAGTTGTCAGCGGCGGTTTCGGTATCCCTAACCACATCAATAATACGAATGGGCAGAGTGTTCGTTGTAGCGGTCGAATCTAAAATTGCTACTTTGGAATCTCCCGTGGTTGTCGAACCCGCGTTTTGCACCAATGTTGCATTATTTCCAATTGCAGTAATACCAACACCACTAATAACTGTGGTGCCAGAAACTACAGCGACTTGGAACAACGTATCAGGATCATCAGCAACATAGGCAAAAATCTTTGTGCCTGCTTTAATTGCTTGAGATGCTGGATAAAATTGTTGATTTTGAACTTGACCGGTAGAACCGTTTGTAAAAGTAACGCCAAGAAACACGCCACACGGTGTTGCTGTGGTTGTTCCTGTGTCTTTCTCAATCGTTCCAGCAGCCACCCTTTTTACTAGATCGCCATAGAAAATGTTCGTAGCATAGCCACTTGCAATTTCCATCAGGCGAGTCTGTCCCGCATAGACTTGTCCACCAATTAGATTGACGGGCTTTAGTCCATACGGTGCACTTACGGTTGGATAAGCCATAATTAAGCTCCAAAAGGATTTATTTAGCGCCTTTACCAAAGCTAATGGACGACTTACGATCCGCAAAGATCGGCATCCGTGCATCACTCTGGCGCATTAGATTGTTATCGACGGTTTCCATCTGCCGTTCAGCTTGGTTACCGTAGTACGCATTACGCGCATCTACCATCTCTTCAGCCGCACTGCACAACATCAAGCCGCCAATTTCAATATTGCCGTTAGCATTAGGCGGAAGCAAAAGTTCCGGGTGATCCTCGGCGCGTACTGGCTCCCAACCCTCCCGCATGCGCGTCGAGACGTTAGTCGCCATCGGCTGCCCTAGCAGTTGTGTCGCAATCCACCGGAACTTCTTCCCCGGTTGGGGAGTTGGGTCTGGCAAATGCGAAGGTGGAACATATACTTGCCTTGCTGTTTTTTCGCGTGTTGCAACGTCACGAGGGGTGCGATCTACCATATCAAGCCTCCAATTTAGCTACTTCAGCCGCATACTGCTGTGGGGTTAGTCCATACTTCTTTGCCAAGTCTAGTTGTCTTGTCGTCAACTGGATTTTCTTTGTTCCAGACGAACGAGAAGCAGGCGCTACCACTGCCGCAGGCTTTTTAGGTGTCTCGCTGAATTTTTGCGACGAAACTTGTCTTTGCTGCCCAAATAGCTCGGGGAAAGTGTTTGTCATGCGCTCATCAATTTGAGCGAAGTACTCGTCTGAACGCGGGTCTACCCCTGCGGTGACTAGCTTGTGATGCAGCCCTAGTGCGTAGCTGGTGTATTCTTCGAACCCCGGTTGACCGTACCACTGGTTTTTTGCCTGCCAGCGCAGGGACTTCTCGTCCGGTTGAACCTGTTGGGGCTGAGATTGCGGTAGTTGTATCTCATTATTTTCTTCTTGTAAAGGGGTTGGGCGATAATTATTTATCTGCGACAACCGCATCTTGGCATCGGTCAATGCTTCTTGAGCGGCAATGATGGCATCGGTGTCAAACGCCTCGTGTGCATCCTTGTACATCCGCTTGGCTGCTTCCAACTGCGCCTCGGCCTCCCGCTTGGCGGTGCCAATAAACGCTTCCTGCCCGTAATTGACCGTCTGCTTTAGCTTCTTGTTTTCTTCCGAGTAGTAATGCAACAGGCGTTCCATCTCGTGAGTCTGCCGTTCCAGCTCTTCCTTACGGCGACGCTCATCGTGACGGGCATGTGTTAACTCTTTGATACGAGCCTGCACATTGGCCGAGTACGATTCAATCTCGTCTTCGGAAGGGTCAGCAACGTCTTTGTCTAGGGGCTTACGGCCTCTGTCGCGCTCTGGGGTGTCATCGACGACCTCGATCTCAACTTCGCCACCTTCGGCAAGAACTTCTACCTCGTTCTCGGGTGACGCAGTGGGTTCTTGTTCGTCGGGAAACTTAAACTCATCTAACGTGCTCATTTGATAACACCTCCTAGTTAAGCGCGGGTAATACCGCGTGGGTCATCCACCACACCTTCGACCTGATCGTCGTTGATGAAACGGAACTCTGTGCCATAGACCTTAAGACGCGTGCCTGCGTATGCCCGCACGAGAATGAAATCGCCCGCCTTACACCAAGGACCTGACGGGTATTTGTTTTCATCTTTGTAAGCATCTGGACCAACATCGACGACAAACAAAACAACAGTAGTGAACTCTTCCTGCTTTTTGACTTGCTCAGACTTGATGATGCTGCTGTTCTCAAACGTCTCATCCGCAGGCGGTAGCGTGCATAAAATCTTCCACCCAACAGCTCTGGGCAACATGCGTCCGCGCTCCTCAATGGGAATGTCTTCGCCGGGAGCCTCGCTGGTTTGTATCGGCTCCGGCATTTGAATACCCGGTGGTAGCAGTAGTTCACTCATCTTCATCTCCTTTATTCATTGCTTCAACAAGGTCTAATATATGACGCTCTGCAATGGCAAGACCTTGAATAAGCCCGCAGAGATATTTATAGGAGGTGAAGTCTGGACATTGCCCAGTGGCAATGTCATCAGCGTAGTTGTTCATATCAGCCCGTAACTTGTCGCGCAGTACGGATGCGAAAGAGTCGATCATTTGTTAGGTTTCTCCTTTTTGTTGGACGAGGCGTAAGCGTTTAGTTGATTCACCATTGCCTGCTTACGTTGGAAGTCGGACTGTTCACGTGCTTTAGCCGCTTCCAACCCCAAACGCACGCCTTCTCGTTCTTGTTCACCGACAACACGCGCTTTGGTCTCTTCGATCTGCGCTTGGGTCTTCATCGCATCTAACTGCAACTGACCATCCAAACGCTCTCTATCCAACTCCAGCCTGTCGCTCTGCGCTGCCGCATCGAGGGCTAGTTTCTGTTTCTTAAGATCAAGCTCCTGCTGCTTGATCTGTAGTTCTTGCATCTGCATCTGAACCAACGGGTCTTGTGCCTGTTGTTGTGCTTGCTGCTGTGCAGCCTGCGCTTGGTTCTGCTGCAACACCTGCTGTGCTGCCTGCGCCATCATGGTCGATAGCGCTACCTCAACCTGCGGTGGCAACTGCTCATCTTCAGGTGGCAACGAGAACCCAAGCTGCTGTTCAATCTTCTGGCGATACAGGAACCCTGCATGCTCTGCGATATGCGCCGCCATTGCCGCTTGAATCTGTGGTGCACGCGGGTTCTGCCCAATCAACTGCATCATCATAGGGTCTTGCGCTGCGGACATATGCACAGCAATATGCGACTGATGGTCTTGATACAGGAACGCTTTTAACGGCTCGCCTTTCAGACACGCCATGTTTTCTGACACAGGGTCTTTGGGTTTCTGGTCGCTTGGCAGCGGTACTAACTTCTCAGCGTTCTTGATGTTCAACACGTCCAACATCGCACGGTGCAGCTCTGGCATGTCGTAAATGTCCGGTGCCATCTGCGCCATCTGAATGACTGCTTGATACTGCACCACCCGCTGACTCATGGTGGACGCGTTGGGGTCTGACACGGGGATTACGTCCACCATGTCATAGTCGGTCTTCTTGGCTTTCTTGGTGCCGTACTCTGGCGTGTAATCGTAGTCCGGGTCAGTGAAGTCGCGGATGATGTCTTTGAGTAGTTTGAGTTCTTTCTTCAGCGTGAAGTGAACTCGCGCATGCACCGCAGTCAACACTTTCAGTTGCCGCTCCAAGAGCGCCAGCGTTGTGCCCACC